GGATGATGTTACCGAAGGTGGACTCAGAGCGAATGGTTTCCATGTTGGTCATTTGCGAAGCAAAAGTGAAACCCATCTTGTGACCAGCGATGATGCTGAACTTACCGCTAGTTACACTGAGGTTATGGCTCATGTAAACCGTAAAACGGTCAATCATGCCAAGGCGACCATTACGAAGAATGGACACGCTGTCACCGGTCAAGGAAGCGTCCTTAAGGTCAGACTTCTTAATCATACCGGCCATCTTGGCAGGGATAACTACGAAGCGGTTACCTTCTGGGCAGTTTGCCTCATCAAGAACAGTACCGATGTCAACGAGGTACTCCAACACGTTGGTCTTGGTAACGGCGATAGGCGAACCAGTCGTACCCAAGTCGATGTTGTTGGAGATACGACCAGCGGTCGCACCTTTGTTGTCAGCAGAAATGTCCGGCAAAATGTCGGTCAGAACGCGCTGGTCAATCTTGATCTTCATACGCTCGGAAGCGTCTTTTGACCAAGTATCCATCAGGTTGATGTCCGACTGAACCTTATCCACATCGTCCTCAACGCAAGCAAAGTACTCGCCTTTGTCGATAACAAGTTGCAGTTTGGGTTTGTCAGGATTCTCAACTGACAGGGTTTGACCTTTTACATAGGTCTTGATGGTGATCTCAGGGGTAGTACGGATGTTAACCGTGTCACCCATGTTGCGAATTTCACCTTCGTAATCGGTGTTGGAAATAGCAGCCAACACAGTTGCGTCGTAGAAATTCTCGATCAGTTTGCCCGACCAAATTTCGGGAATGAAGTTACCCGAATAGTTCGGGCGGCCTTGGGTTACGGGAAATCCCATGATAAAACTCCTCTAATCAAGCGTTGACAGTTATGCGACCATCTCGCTGTGCAGCGAAAATGTCGCGTTCAATGCGGTCACGCTCTGCTTCACGGCCTCGATATTTACCAGATCTAACATCATTAAAGAATCCTTTAATGTCATCAGGGCTGTATGTCTTGGCATTGTTGTTCGCAGGTACTCCGGTGTTCTTTGAACGACCCGGTGCAACCTGACGCTCCAACTCTGAAGCAGTCGCTGTCCGACGAGTGTTTTGAGCAACATTGGCTTTGCCAGTCAACTCATTCCAAGTTTGGAAGAAACTAGCAACCCGGCGTACATCGAGGCTACGCTGGGCATCCTCAAGGTAAGTCTGGCGGCTAATCCCAGTTAGCGGGTCAACCTCCAACAACCATGATTGGAAATCGCGGTCGTCGTTGATCTCGCGCCAAGTGGGCGCTGCACTCGACAAGTCAGACCAGAACTGCTGCTCTGCTGTCATCGCCTGACGCTGAGCCACCGCCTGTACCTGAGGTACGACGTTGGTCTGCAACTGACGAAGGACTTGCTCTAACTGGGCAATCTTCTGAGCAACCGGATAAAGTTCCTCGCGGGTTACGCGACGCATTACATCCAGTGACTCACCATACTCCTGCACATCAGTCTCAGTCACCAAAGGTGCAACCTGAGTTTGTTGTGTGGGTTGGCTAGACTGCTGAGAAAGAGAAGCAAGCAGTTGTTCCATCTGCTGTACGCGGCCATTAAGTTCACGATTCTGCGAGTGCAGACGCGGAACTTCAGCGTTATACATACCTTGCAAAGTACGCCACTTCTGAGCATAAGTCTCAGAATTGGGGTCATCTTCTTGGCCTGTACCACTGGGGGTTTGCTCATTCCCCTGCGGTTGAGCAGCGTTATTCGGTACAGAGTTCTCGTCGGCTGAAGCGGGTTGTGCAGTGTTCTCGGCTGACGAAGTGTTGCCATCGGCAGGAGGGGTCGCCTCATTGCCCTTGTTTTCATCGTCATTGAGTTGCTTGTACAACTCCTGTACGGCCTCGGTCTGTTTACGAATTTGCTCTGGTAGTGCCATGATAAAACGCTCCTATCGGTGTGCGTGGATTAGACGGCGAGTCATATTAGGACTTTGCCGCTAGTTCAGGGGCTTCTTTGGCAAACTTGTATAGTTCACCCAATACCTGACACCGCCCTTGTAAGAGTGCCGGGTTGTTGATAGCGCTAGGCAGTTGCTCTAACTCGTGATAACGCCATGTTTTGAGCCAGTCCAGAATCTCTGGATACTGACGCATGGCAATGCCAAGAGCCTTCACAACTTTAGGATCGGGCTTAATCATGCAGCCCTCCCCCCAGCACCGGACACTAGATTACCTTCTTGCCCGCCTTTGGGAGAACCGTCTGGTTGAGTCGGTGTAGGCGCAGGTTGTTGCTGCGACTGTGCCGCTCTCATTGCCAAGGCGTTTTTCTCTTTGGACGGAACAAGTTCATCCAGTGGCATTTGCAAACCTTTAGCCACTTCGCGAAGAATCGCGGCGCGGCCATCCTTGCCAAGGATCTCAATATCGACCGGATTGGCAGTTGCATTAAGGAACTCGATACGGCGTACGTTGACGGTTTCTTTAACTGCAAGGTTGACTGCACCCTTAGCAATAACCTCAGCGTCGCCTTTAATAGACTCGTCCTCGTCATAGCGCATGTTGTAGACGAACTGGCGTTGGACAATAGGTTTAATCACATCACTGTCGATGTGCATGACAACTTGTCGGATCCCCTTGCCAGCCGCTCCCATGAGCATTGACAAACCAGACGATGTACGTCCAGCACCCTGAACATTCAGGTCACCATACAGATATGCAGGTACACCTGAGTGGTCATCAGCCAAACGTGAGAACTTCTCGTACACACCCATGAGGGTCTGTGCGTTATCTTCAGGCTGTGTAAACCGTACGGCTGGTGCGCTCGACCCTACTGGATCGTTCATCACCTGCCAAATCTTCCACGGGTACATCTGAGTGATGTCCTCGTTGGGAGGAATACGCTCTAGGTTTACTTCGACTTGCGGGCCAGAAGCGATGCCCATATTGTTGACAAGCGCTCGCGCAGCCGCGTTACAGACGTTTTGAAGGTCTTCAATGATTTCAGGGATTCCTTTACCCCAGAAAGCACCCGGACACTTAATGAATGAAGTTTTTGCATAAGGCTTTTCTCCTAACGGATCATAGTTAAGTACAGCCTTGATGACGTAATTGCCAACCATCCAGACGTTTGCATCGTATTCTTGGGCCGGGTCAGGGACTTCATCCTCTGACATACCCCAATCGAGTAACATCTGTCCGCTAACTTTGCCCCAGAACTCTAGTGCATCGAACACTTCTGTCGGGCGCATGTATGAGTAGAACTTCCGCTCCTCCTCATTTTTAATCAGTTCAACATCCTCACTGATCCATGACTGGCCGTTACCAATTTCAAGGACTTTACGGATAGCATCCTCGTCATACCCCGGCACACCGATCAGGTCAGATAGATCCATTCGGGTCAGTGGGTGATGCTCGAAGATGTAACCTTCGTTAATGTTTGTAATCCCCGGCTCAGGGTAAATACGGAACGGATCGACACGCTCGTACTCTGGCGCAATACGCTCAGAGGACTTAACCACGGTGCGACCGGACTCGTCCTGTTCCCAGCCAAGGTATCGCTGACGACGGACAATCGGCCCCTTTACAAAGGCGCATGGGAAAGTCACAAGGTCAGTGATGAAATCGTTAAACGCATTAGCCCAACCACCTTGTGCGAACTGATCGCTGATCCGCAACTTCATGCGGTCTACACGGTTCTGGGCTTCTTGCAAAATTTTGAAGCGGTAATCTTGGGAAATAACTTCCTTGAGTTCCGCCATAATCTCTTGGGATGGAGCCACGCCACTTTTCTGAATCATCTCCAACACTTTGTTGGCGAAGATGTCCTGAATCTCTTTGGTCGCCTTAGGGCTAAGATCAGGGATGGGGGTAGCACTCAGATCCCACGGGGGTGTACCGGTGTCAAGCAAGATGTCTCTGAGCCAAGACTCCGCTGCGCGGCACTTGACTTCAGTAATCATCATAAAGATTTCAGAGCCGCCTTGGGCGCGGATCTTCTGTAACTTGTCTGCCTCGTACTCACCGTTGCGTTGCCGCATGGCAGCCAGCATCTTGTTCTCGATGGGCTTCTTGGCTTGCTGGGCTACATCCCAACAGGCACGCAGATAGTCCGCCATGCCGAGAATGAAGGGTTGCGACTGACGCTCTGCAAGAGCGCGATCAGCCAACTCTTTCTCCTGACGATCTAACTCGTCATTAGATACTACGCGTAGTAGGGTCAGACCAGCGGCCATTACTCTTTGTCCTTAGACATCTTAATCATTTTATCTTTTAACGAACCCTTATCTTCTGGGTCTACCTTGTAAGGCCCACGGATCATACTGTCCTTGAGTCTTTGATCTGGACTACGCTTATCGTCTGGGTCTATTTTGTAGGGTAGAGTTTGCATCCCCTCTGGCATCTTAATACCGCCGGGAGAGCCATCTTTGTATCCCTTGACAAGACCGCCGTCTTTGTATCCTTTGACGGCTACACCGCCCATCTTGGGATTAGTCGAGGAAAACTTGAGACACTTCACGATGATTCCGTCTCTGGGCGTTTGTTGCCCTTCATCTCATGGACTTCCATGATGTCCTTAATGGTCATCACGGGAGGCTTCCACTCGAAAGTAGGCATCGGGCGAGGCTTTCCAGCCATGCCGCTAGTATCCATCTTGGGATTATCTGACAGGATTGTGAACTGTTTGCCGGACTTCATAGCGCTCCTCCGTTTAGCACACTACTACATATTGTAGTGTGGTTATAGCAGCAAGTATACACGCTGTCAAAGAAAAAAGAACCCCCGGATTTCTCAACGGGGGCTAAGGCATGGAAGGAGACATGCCAAGGAGGTGAAACTTGATGGTACTGCATGAGACAACCTATGTCCAGCCCACAGCCGAAAGCGTCTTAATTTCCCGACGCTGGGCCAAATAATGCCCCTCGCCAACACTAGCGATATGGAGCATGAGATATTGTAACGCCTCGGCCACGTGAGAATGTTTATTCTTCTCAATGTCGCCGTCGCCTTTGGGTTTATACCTATATCCACCCATCATCGCCGCCTTGAGTTGGGTGCAACTGGGGTCTACTAGGAACGCCGGGTCGCCATCCACCTGACGCATCAGATAGTCATCGACCGAGTTGATCCGGGCTGAGATGCTGTTGGTCTTGGCTGGCATGACCTTAAAGCCCTCGGCTTTGATAATGTCCACCGCACTGCGCTCGTCAGTCTGCGCCCGCTGGATACCCGCCGGGTCAGTAACGATCAGCACCGGCGCACCGCCGAACCGCTCGTAAAGTAAGGGTTTAAGCATGGTGCGGACAAACCGCTGTACACCCATGTCAAACGAGACACACTCCGCCAGCACTAGGGCGCGACCACGGGGGTCTTGCTGTCCGATGACAGCCGCTGGGGTAAGCCCCAAGTCCATCCCCACAACAATGGGTCGAACCCCATTGTTGATATAGCGTAGTCTCTCGCGAGCCATATGGTAGTCAGGCCGGAAATACTTGTACACCGGCATACCAGCCGAGGACAGTCCGTACTCTCCGTCGATGTAAACCCTGACGTATTCCTCACTACGGCCTTGCGTGTCATAGTAACCGTCGGGTAAGTTGTCGATGTTCTCAGCGTACGCCGAGCGCCCACTGGGCTGCTTGAATACCGCCCAACCATTATTGTTCGGAGATACGCCATCTTTGGGATCGAGTCCTTCCATCTGGTAATACCACCAAGTGTCCATTGTGGGTGGGTTAGTATCCCCCCACATCCCGTGCCACGTAGGCCCGCCGTCCTTTGCCGACGGAAAACGGCCAATACGCTTACTCATCGCATCCACAATATCGGGGTGGATGTCCCGGCACTCGTTAAACCACGCGAAGGATAACTCCAAGGAGTTCAGGTTAGCCACATCATCGGCGTCATCCAGCGCCCGGAACATAATCTCGCACTCAACATCGCCCACTTTGAAGAAATAGGTCTTGGTTGTACGCATGTACTCCCCGCAGACCCCCGGCGGGAACCAATCCAAGAAGGTTTTGATCGTCGTATCCTGCAACTGCCGCGCCGTTTCGCGCACAATAGCCGCCCGCGTCTTGCGGATGCCCTGTGAATTGGGGGTTTGTAGTGAAGCACGCCGCACAATCTCGAACGAACAGGTCACAGACTTGCCAGAACCCACCGGCCCCATCAAAACGCGCATCTTCGCGTCAGACTCCATGAACTTAGCCCCGGTTGGCGGGGGTGTGTAGTTAATATCGAGCGCCATTAGTGGGTTTCCCCTACCAACATGACCACAAACTCCCGGCCACGCCTCTTATGCTTGCTGATTTTGGTCTTAAACGAGGCTCCCGCCTCCTTTAACGCCAGTGTAAAGTTGTTGTACTCACTCGAAGTGGTGAAAATTGCTGCCTTAAACCCGTCGTAGGTGGAATTAAGCCTGTTCGCTATGCTCGATGGTAGTGACATCCGTCGCCTCTTGTTCAATTACCTGCGCTTCGTGGGTCTGTCCACCCAAATTGATCGTGATTTTTACCCCGCCACCAGCGCCTTCGGCCTGAACATCGCCCTTTGGCTCCAGTCCAGCCCACTTCACGGTGGATTTTATGAGGTCAGCCTTGACCGCAGGGCTAACTGCGGGGTCATGTATCAACAAATAGGAAGTTGTCAGTAGTTCTTCAGCCTGTGCGCGGGCTTTTAACTTGAACGTCAGCCCCTTTTCGCGGACTTCGTTCTGATAATGCTCAACCTTTTTGAGAAAGATCGGGTCTTTGTTAAAGCCAAGCAGATCCACCGCGCCAATGTTGTGGCGCGTAATCACTTCTTGCAGGGATTCACCACTGCCTTCCAGCATCAGCGCCACATCGAAGGCCAGTCTGTCTGACCACTTCGTGTGGTAAAGGGGTAGGTTGTCCATGCTCGGAGTATAGAACAACTTACTGTGGTGTCAATAGAGGGGGCGGTGTGTTCAACAACCGAATCCCACGCTGCTAGATTCTGTGTTCCGCCCCCATACTGAGATTAGCAGAATTAGCAAAAGTTCGTAACTTTACACTTGGGTTTTTTGGGTCTTGGTTTAAGGGGTTGCCTACAATAAGGGGGGCGGTCGAAATCGCCAGTCCATGTCCCCCCCTCTCGCTCACTCACCCGCGCACCGCGCCCACCCGCAAACCCTTATTCTGCCTTGATACTTGACAATTCCGTCAAGTTTGGTAGTCTGAAATTGTCGATGCAGAACAACGCAAAGACACCGTTCTTTAACAATCTAATCTCTTGAAAGGAGAACTCAAATGGTTAAATCCATCGAGCGTCCGACCCACGTACGGGTCATTATCGCCCCCAAAGCGGGATACCTCAGACTTGAGGGATGTGCTCCTGACGCTAGTGGCACGGTGTTCACAGTCGATCAAGGCAAGGAAATCTGGGATTTCATGGTCAAGAAAGGCAAAGAACTCAAGCGGGAGGTCAAGTTCTGGACTCAGACTGTTGGTGCAAAAACACCAGTGGTCATGTTCAACAAACATGACAAATCCCCGTTTATCGCAATGGTGGACGGTAACAAACCAAGCAAGACTACGAAAGTAGTCCTGTAAGGTAGCAGTAAAGACCCCGGCCGGGAAACCGGCCGGGTTCCCTAAACTCTCTGGAGAAAAACGATGAAAGAGATCAAGCGCAAGACCTTCGTGGTCAAGTACAAGTACGGTTCTCAATGGTACGAGTTCCACACCACAACCAAAGACAAGGCCTTTGACTTTGTAATACGAAAGCAAAGTGACCCTCGGATGGGCGTGGCAGTGATTAAGACCAAGTAAACCAAAGGAGTCCGGGCGAAAGCCCGGCTCCTGAACCGGAGAAAACCATGAATGAAAACATTAAGATCTTCCTGATAGCCCTTGCAGTCTGGCCTGTGTTGTATGTACTGCTAGTGCTGATGATGTCCCTGTAACCAACGCCCGGCGAAAGCCGGGTTTTTTTTTCTGCCTTGTTTTTTATAAATAAAAACCCATACGTCGGGGGTTTATAGGCCATACATCGCACATCATGTCTCATAATGGGGTATAAATGGGTCATACATGCAACTATCTACACTATCTAAACTTGACATCGGCCAAAACACGGGATTTGGATAGCGTAACTTGACAATGAAAATGTATAGTTTGTAGGAATACCAAGGGATTGCTAGTGTATATGTATAATTATTCTATCTAACTATCTAAATTATCTATCATTTTTTGCATGTCTTTGTTTCCAACTTCGATGACTGACTTTACATGTAAAGTGCGATATGATAATCCAACTAATTGTAGTGCCACATTATCACGAAAAACATAGATAGTTTAGATAGTTGCATTATTCCCAAACAAAATCAATGACTTACACTATCCGTAAAGTTAGATAGTTCACATCTACTTGACATCAGATCATAGATAGTTGCCCCGTCTGATGCACCATCAACCTTACAGTCTTACATTTGAAGTGGCGCGACTTGACAACCGGCTCGGCTTCGGCGAGTCTGGGAGTGTCCCCAACGGGATCAGCGTTATGACATAACAGTCATAACTTTACATTAACTTTCATGGAGATTATGAAATGAAAAAACTTAAACCAACCCATGTCAATGTCATCTTACGCCCTAAAGCACAAGACATTGCAATTGAAGGTACATATGATGCTAACAACATGCCATCATCTGACGGCAAGTTTAGCGTTGATGATGGTAAGGCGATATATGCTTACATGGTTAAGAAGTCTAAGGAACTTAACAAGCCAATTCATACTTGGTCACCCAAGGATAATGCAGGTAAGAACCCTATTGTAAAGTTCAACAAGTTTGACAATGCACCTTACATTGCATTGGTCAACAATACCGAAGCATCACGCCAACCATCACCTGCCAAGGTGATCCTTTAATCCCGATGGAACGGTAGCAATACCGTTCCTTTTTTCCTTTTGATGGAGGATATATGTCTGCACTTACCGTTG